TCTAAACCTCCTTCTCCGCCTCTTTGTGTTTCTTGAACCATGTTCTCAACCACATTATCTAAGGTATAAGGTTTTGTGACCATGGTGCCCTCAAAGTCATCAAAAACAGTAAAAACTCCATCTTGGCTTAAGTATTTGTCTTTTTCTTTTTTAACCCATTCGTTGTATCTTTTTTGGGGGAATGCTTTATTTTGCCAGTTGTCTGTATTTCTGCCTATTTCTTTTAAAAATTTTTCAGGTGCAATATTGGTGTTAGTAAAAAATGCATCAAAACCTAGGCTGCTGTCGTTTAAAATTTGTGCCCCTCTGCCTTTTTTTAGTTTTTCTAAATTTTCAATACCAAGGGGTTCCAATCCTCCAGCCCTTCCCTCATCAATAAATTCTTTGTAATCTTTTTTTAGTTGCTCAACGGCATTATCTTTGGCAAGTCTAATTTTTTTTGGTGCTCTTGGAGTATAAGCATCCGCTGAATAAATTTTATTCGCTGGATTTACAGTTGGATCAAATTTTTCAGGCTTACCAATTAATTGAATGTTACCGAAACCAGTAAATGGTTGATCGGCTTTAGTGACCGCAATGCTTGGAGATGGGATCCCGCCCATCGCATCAAAACTTTTAATTGCATCTTCGGATGTGTTATGTACAAAAACCAGGTCTTTATCTTTGGGCAAGGCCTGGATTCCTTTGGAAACTGTTTGAGCCGCTTTGGCTGGTGCCACACCTGAAAGTAAAATATCTAACGGTGTTTGTGGGGTGAAAAAAGATCCTATACCACGGCCCACTTGTTGCAGTCGTCTAATAACAGGATCTGTGCTTAATTGAGATTGCTGTGCCTGGAGAGATTCATATGCAGATATTGGTTCAACGGTTGCACCTGGACCAGCTGCCAACAACTCTTCAGGAGTTGGGGCTTGATAATCAAATATATTTATATTGTCCAGGTTGGCCATGTCCTAAATTATAGACGATTTTACAAACCAACTATTTTGAAATAGTGATTTTTAGGAATATGAGATTGAGAGTAACTTGTATTTTCATACAAGTATTTATCTAAATCAGATCAGTTTTTAAGATTTTTTTCGTAATTTTGAAAGCATCTCATATCTGCTCCAATTATTTTGTAAGACATCCAACCAGGATTCAATCGGCATCACAGCTGTTATATCGTTGTTCGCTGGCAACTCAGTATTTATCGCATGCAGCGGTACACACACTCTTATGGGCCTGCGATTGTACTTAAACACTAGCACGGGTATCAAGGAATCTCCCGCACTTTCGCATACCTGGTTCCACCAGCCCTGCTGGTACCATTCGCCCTCTTTGTAGAATTTACACTCAACGGCATGGAACGGCATGTTCAGGTCGCACTGGTCTTTGGCCTGGTATTGATCCAGGTTACGTTTGGTTGTGAATTCTATGTGGTTGGATTGGAAGAAACCGTTAAGGATCTTGGCTACTTCTCGTTCAAAGGCGGCTCCTTTGTTGCGGCTGTTGATTGGCATGTTTGGGTCCTCTCTCCTGGACTGATTAATTCAAAATGACATTTACGATTATCTATGGCTTTTTGTGCTAGTTCAAGCAATTCCTCGTAGCTTATGTACATGACGTTAGGCACGTTGAAAACCAGCTTTGCATAGTCAGGTTTTTTCGGCAACTGCTTCTCTCTCTCTCATGATTTTTTTGAGTTCATTCCAGCGATACAGCTGCTTGGTTACATCGTCCCAAAACCAGCCTTTGTAATCGTAAATTTCATCCATGCTCATGAGCCTTGACCTCTATATTTTTTGTATTGTGATTTCTTGTTTTTGTTCATATTAGCAAAACCAACATTACGTCTGCCTATGCTCGTCTTTTTACCACGGCCACTGGTTGCGGGATTGTGGTCTGTTTTGTTCCAGGTCTTTGCCATGGCTAAAATTATACACAAAAATTTTTTGACTTACCTCCCCTAGCCAAAGCAAGGGGGGCCTTTTTATATTTGGATCCAATCGGGCAATCGCTTCCAGGCAAAAAACGGATCCGTTGAAAAAAATTAATAATTGAATGCGTAAAACTCAGCTAAAGCTACAGCCGCAGCAGCTGTCGGCCAAAGGGGGTGGCGGGGTCGCATTAATCCGCAAATCCCAGTAAAAAAGGGCTCCCAAGGGACTCCTAAGTATAGGCTGTTATACCTCTGAACAAAGTAATAATTTGTAGATGTTTGTAATTTTGCGTAGTCATGACGGTCAGAATGCTGTAGCTGTGCGGCCTGGCGTGATAGTAAGTACTAACAAACAAGTTTTTCCAGGATTTTTTCTTGTCAGCAAGAGAAGAGCTCTCTGCTTGGTTTGTATAACAACTATCTTGAATTAAATAGTTCTAGGATTTCAGCAGCCCCGATTAACTTTTCCTCCAGGGCGTGGACTTCTTTGGAGATATCATCAAGGATGGCTTTTGTTTTGATTAGCTCTGTCTTAATCTTCCTAAGTTCGTGTAATAACTCTAGCTCTCCTTCTCTCAGATCAGCGTTCATTTGTGCTCAACTGATTTGAATTTAGCTGTGGGTGAAAGCTCCTGGACAGCTTTGAGAATGTCTGCCATCTCTTCGGGTAAGAACTTGAACAGTTGCTCCATGCTAATGAGAATTGTGTTGGGTTCCTGGCCGTGTCGTTCAAGTGCATTTTCTAGTTCATGGTCATGATCAACCACCAGGTAATTCTTAGATCCAAACTCGTAATATCTAACATTGGGTTGGATGTAGACATAGCCTCTTTCATTGACTTCAGTAACCAGGGCGAAGAATGCTCTCTCCATCATAGCAACCATTCCTTTGATGCTTTCAGCTGTACCTGAGTCAATTGCCTTCTGAACCATTCTCTCGGCCTTCTCAAAGCGTTCTTTCATGTCAGGTGAACATAACCTCTTGAGTCGATTCGGTCCTCCCCAATCACGTCTAATAACCTGCTCATGTTTACGATACTCTGCTATGTGTTTTTGGGCCTGTTTAGACAGATATTTCTCTATTTCTTGTTTACCCATCACATATCCTTGTCATTTATCGTTGGATCGGCTCCTAAGAGCGTTTCTAAGCGTTTTTTGATGCCTTCCTTATCCATACTATCCAAACTTGCATTTATGTTCAGGTTTTGGTTCTTATGAACGATTAAACCAGCTAAATTATTCAATTCTTTGATCGCTGAGACAGCTGCGTTGTATGCACCATTCTCATATGCAGTCTCGGCCAAGTTCCACAGCATTTTTCCTGTCTTTTGGGGTGTAATTGCATATTTCTTGGCCAACTCCTCATTCTTGATGATGATAGCCTTCACCACATTCGGATAATCCTTGCCATTTAACATTTTATTGGCAGCCGAGGCTGGAAACTCATATCCTGCATTCCTGGCTGCTTCAGTTTGTGAGCAAGCACCCTCAGTGTAGAACCACACAAAGGCATTTTGCATTTCAGTCAGGCCAAACTCTTCATCTTTATCAAAACTACCAGGAGCCTGGGCTAATATACGCTTTTGTTTCTTGGTAGAACCTTTGGGCCTGCCGCCTTTGTTTTTCGGTGGCTTGTCACTGTTTTTAGCATAAGCCTCAAGCAATGCCTCCTGATTCGGGGCCATAGACTTGTCATTCTTGTCTGTCACCACTACCTCCAGGTAATTGCTCAACGTCAAACCAACCGCATGGATAATTAATCATCGTTCTCTCTATTAAATCTCTTAACCAAATACTTGAAATTATCAATCACATAGCCTGCATAATCTTTTGTTACTGCAAAAGGTGATTTGGTCTCGTCCACATAATCTAGCCATAACCTGCCAGTAAATCCTCTGAATTTAGGTGAAAATACTTTATCGAAATCTTCTTGTTTCATGACTCGTCCTTGTAATTATCGCTTAGGAACTTATAGATCTTCAACTTTTCAGAAATCAGGGCCATCTTGGTCACATATTCATCTAATTGTTTTTGCACATCAGCATGCAATGGATTCATGTTGTCCAGGAACAATTCCAACTCAGCAGCTGTGGCCTGTCTCTCGCCTTCTAATTTGGCATACATTCCATTGATGTATTCAACCGTTGCTTTTACTTTTTTGCTCATTTTTTTCTCCTCAATTTATTCTATCAGTGCACAGTGCACCTTACTCTCTATATATACCATTTACACCTCTTATAAACACCATTTCATAGCGTTATATAACCATGATATAAGTTTATATATATTACTATTACCTTATACCCTTAATAGTAGTAATAACAGTAATAAACAGCATAAAATCAGTAGTTTACGCCCAGGGTACAGTGCAGTGTACAGCTACCTAAACTATACCCTTTTACCAGGGCTGACACACTCATTTCAGCCATCAATGCAGCACCCCGAACAAATACTCGCTGCCGCACTTGTTCACAAACAGTGGTGTCGCAGCCCCAAGGTTACCTGTCATCACCTGGTCCCGCATAAAATCATTGGCCGTATCTTCATCCACGACAGCCAGGTCAACCAGGATCTTAATGCACCTTTCGTAGTCGTAGATCAGTCTCTCCGAGCCCGTGACAGGATCATTCGTGATCCCCAAGATCGCATCGTCAAAACCGTCTGCTGTTATCAATTTGTCCACTCTATCCTCGCTGAACATAGCCATCCTAGCTATTAAAAGTTTTATTATTTCACTCATTGTACTCTCCATAAGCAGTGCTGACACCTTCCATCGCTGCCACGGCCTGCAACCAAATACACCCTGCCATCACTCCGATACATCGCTGCCACCTTCCTCGCTTCGCTCATCTTTGAAGCCATCGACAATGACACAATCCCTGGGGTCTATGCGGAACACAGGTTCTACGTCTTGGCTGTCCCGTGTCGTCATGGTGCGGCCCGAATATTCAAATTTATACTCTTTATCAAAATCCCACAAGTGATAACACAAAGCATCGTTGCAGTTAAAGATCAACATGAATTTATGGCCTGAGGTTTTATGTAAGGCCCGTGCTGCCTCTATCTTTTTATAGCTGATCATAAACACATACTGGCCGAAATTAATGTTGGCCCGCTTGATCTCGCACCAGGCATATTTACCATCATTGGTTAAATCTCTTATTAAATAGTCAACTTTCCATTTAATTGGATCCAATTTAATAAATTCGCAGTCCCATTGTTTTTCTAAAAAACCAGCAATATCTTTCTCATTGTCTAAATCTTTTTGGGTTTCGTATTTAGGCCGCATTAGAATAAATCCGTAAAGGTGGTCTCACCACCAGGTTTGTCATAGTTGATGTCGTAGACTTTCTTGCCATTTGATCGTCTAGGCTCACAACCGTTCTCCTGCAAGACTCGAGCAGCTTCCTTAAAGTCGGGCATACGAGGGTTAGCAATACCCATGTCTCGCAAGAGTTCAGTCATTTGTACAGGTCTTGGATCTATCGCATCAAACTGTACATGCTGCAACAACAGATCCTCAACACTGGATTGGGTTCGGTACATCTCATTTGAATCCTGCAACATGTTTCTTTCATCAGGTGATAAATACCAATTCTTTTGTCCAGGTGTGTACAAAGTTTCTTTCACCTCTGCCCACAGTTGTTGCATATCAACACCATGGTTTACATTGATGTCTTTGACACTGATCGTCCAAAATCTTCTGTTCCCACTGGTATCAGTCAAGAACTCTTTAGCATTCACCGATGCATAGAAAGCTGTCCGTCTTTGGTAAGTGGTAAAGGCCCGATCATAAGGTAGTCTGAGCTCGTCTGTTCGTGCTGTCACAAAGGCTTTCAATTGGTCTATGTCGGATTTTTTAAAGGTAGACTCTATCTCCCCAAGCTCCACAATCCAATGTGATACGGCTCGCTTCACCGAGTCCTTATCGCTTGGGTTTAAAGTCGCACCTTCCAACAGCCACCCCTTGTCGTAGTCGCACAGTCGCTTAAACCAAAGTGTCTTACCAAGACCCTGTGCACCTTGGAGCACCAGGATTCCCTCGAGTTCCACTCCGTTCTTCTCGTATGCTGCAGCGACACAACTGATCAGCCATTTCTTCATGAGCATGTCTTTAAGTTCTTCATGGGTTGAGACAATGGAATCTAGGAAAGTCTGCAACCTGGAAGTTCCATCCCAAGGCACTGAGTCAATCCACTCAACCACAGGATTGTATTCACGGGCCAAGATCTTTAAATAATCTCTCACCTTGGTATGAGGTATACCCATGTTGATGCATCTATCTTCTATCTCAATCAAGCTGGCTTCTTCCTTCATGTCTGTAATAAAAGTCATGTTGGGAATCTCTATTTCCATTCGTTTTTTAATCACGTTGTAGCGACAGCTGACACCATGAGTTTGCAGGACACCATTGATGTTGTCTTTGGTATTGAGAAATCTGCCTGTAGCTGATCGCACAAATTCATAGTCGA